GAGAGTCATTTGGGTTGACGCATCACTTATAAATAAGCAGTTTATACACATGCTTAGGTGTTGATAAGGGTCTGGATCGACGTATCAAGAACTAGTTCCACCAGGTTTAATGAACAAGTCATTTATCCCCCTTCATGTGTTCTCCAATATCTGTAAGATTTTGTCCACCTTTTATAGAAGTTGCTATCTCATCGTTTAGGTATCTTACTTTTCCCATAGCTAGGGCCAAATGTTACGCAAACTCCACACCTCAACCCTTGTCCGTAGGATGGTTTTTTATATTTACGAGGTGCTTCTGTTTGCAACCAAGAGCATATAGTCCTGGTTAGGTTAATGTTATACTATCCAATGTAACAAGATTGTATACATTGGGATTTATGTCAATATGGTGTGCGAGAGGGTTGGTGACCACTCACACACATAAACTTTAATTAAAAAAAACTAGCTATGCTAGTTTTCTTCAGTAGACGCAGCCTGAATGGCTTTGTCTGCTTTCCGAGACTCTGTCTTGGAAACCATAGGATGAAGTACATCGTACTCTTTATCCTTGATAGTCTTTTGAGATAAGCCAACTACTTGGCCTTTCTTATAAAGATTTAGCTCAAACACTCTTGAGCTATATACTTTCCTATCGCCTAAGCGAAGGAACTGAACTGATTGCATTAGCACATCAGATTTGTTTGGTGCAGGCTCTTGGACCTGCATTACATAGACTAAATCTTCCATAGGAAATTTAATATTTAACTTCGTTAATACTCGAGGGGGGTACCTCATCGCCAGAGAACAATGGGGGTCGTCGTTTGAGTTGGTTGTTGCACTCACACCTAAAACAAATTTTTAAAATTTCCCCCCCAAAAATTTTTTAGTCTTACCAGGATATTTATCTTTGTAGGGACAAGGAATTTCGCTATCCTATGAGTTTTATAGTAACGGTTGGCTGGGCAGGTGTCTTCACACTGTGTTTCACCATTGCACTACATTCGAACAGGTACGGAAAAACACTAAGACCTCGCTATCAACGGGGTCTTTTTTAACCCCTAAATAAAAAAATTATGGCATGTAAGTGTGGAAAAAATGAAGAATGTAAATGTATAAAGAGAGATAATAATGCTTTCGAAGACTACATGAAAGATTTAACGGAGAAGGATCAACCAGCTTGTTCTATAGAAGATCAAGAAAATTGTGAAAACTGCGGAAGTTAATATTAATTGATTATATTTGCACAGAAGCACTTTATAAGTATCACCCCTGGGTAGCCAAAAAAGGGGTCAGACGTTGGATTGTAGTTCCTAAATAAGGAATAGAGTTTTCTCCAACAGCTTCGAAAGAGTAACGTATAGGCTTTAGTTAGGATAAATTGCACACAGGTAAGTGCGGTGAATTAACACCAGTATTATTATCCTTGGGTCCCCAATGGGAGCACTGCTAACAGCTGAAATCACACTTGAAATCCAAAATCCAAGGGGGATAACTCTGTCTTTTTGGATCCTTTTTAAAAAACCTTTGTATTGTAGCAGAAACTTTTATATATTTGTGGAAACTAAAAATATATACGATGAAATTTACACCAAACAGTAATTGGGTAGTTCTACCCGATCCAACTTCAACAGAAACTGAGTCAGGGATAATACTAGATAAGACTACAATTAGATCTCGTGCTAAAAGCAATGTGCTTAAAGTATTGGCTGTAGGACCTCAATGCTTTTTTGTAAAAGTAGGAGACACTGCAGTTATAGATCCTCGCAGCGAAGCAATCCAAATGCCTATTGATGGTCAAGATTGTTTGCTAATAAGTGAGCACCAAATAGTAGGAAAAGAATGATAACCAGCAGCGTAGAGGTAGATACTGTTTACGAGTGGTTAATCACTGTACTTAAATTTGAAGAAAAAATAACAGATCTTGATGCAGTAGGCTTAGTTAAAAGTTGGGACACATCATTAAGTATGTCTCCTACTGGTTTTGTAGTTAGCATCGAAGTAGAAATGGACGAAGATTATGAGCAATAAAAAAAGAATAACTGTCAAGATAGACACAACTTATAAGTATGTAAGATTGTGGAACGGTCTTTTTAATCTAACTCCTAAAGAGCTACGAATTCTAGCCGAGTTTATAGATGCTAATAAAGAAGCTGTTTTAGAAGTGTCTAATGTGTGTCATGTAGCAATTAAAAAGCTTGTAGCAAATAAATTAAATATTGTAGATTACAATACTTTAAATAACTACGTAAAGCGATTTAAAAAGAAAGGGGTTATTATTAAGAAAGGTAAAGACTATGCGTTTAATAAACTTCTAGACCCAACTACAGCAAGTGTAGAAATATTTATAACTAAATGAACGTAATTGGCGATGATCACTATATTTACACGACACACGAGTCATACCACTATACAATTGTAGTAGTGCAAGACTCAGTAGGAAAAGTTGTTGAATTACAAATTGAAAAGTATTATGAGTAAAAAGAAAAAAGAAATACTAGGCCAAAAATTCCAACCTGGAAAACCTAAAAAGACTGCAGCAATTAATGCTATACGAAATAAACAACAAAAAGCAGCAGCAGCAAAACAAGTCAATAAAGATATTCCTGAAGCAGAAGTTGTAGGGAGTAAAGCGCCTGCAGTCGCTCCAGCAAAGCCACCTAACATTTTTAAAATGATGAAATCTTTTACGTCAGATTTATCTAATTACGTAAAAGCAGGGGCACCTAATTGTTCAGAGAAAGATTACAAAGAAAGGTTGTTAACTTGTGATGCATGCCCACACCTGCTAAGAAATATGATGCGTTGTGGAAAATGCGGTTGTTTAGTAGAGCATAAAGCTAAGTGGAAAACTACAACATGCCCAGACAATAAATGGAAAGCGCAAGATATATCTAATTTACCTAAGCCTCCTTCAGGTGATAAAAAATAAACAAGAATTAATCTACGCTTTAGCTACTAAATATAATCTGCCTATTAGTAAGATAGAAGAAATAGTTACCTTTCAGTTTAAGTTTGTAAAACAAGTTATGCAGCAAGGAGACTTTACTACTGCTAGGCTGCCGTACTTTGGTAAATTTTCTGCTAAAAAAGAAAGAATTAAGCACATAACTAAATTGAAGGATGAAACTAAAAGATGATTTAATACATATTAAAGATAACATAGCTACACCTAGTGTATATGCGTTACAAATAAAAGAGTTTCAAAAATTAAACGTAGAAGATCTTTCTTTTGTATACTTTATGGTAGATCATAGATCCCCTTTTTCAGTTTATGAATGGAGCCAACGAGAAATTGAAGTAAAAAACAGTATATTTGGAGAAGACACTAAATGGAAACCTTCAAATAGAGTGCTAGCTGCTTGCAAAAAGTATGCAGAACTAATTGAAACGTCAGCTGTTAAACTATTAAAAGCCGCAACAGAGTCTATAACTAAACTAGAAAAATACTTTAGAACAATAGACTTGACAGAGTTAGATGACCGAGGCAAGCCTATTTATACTGCAAAAGATCTAATTGGAAACTTAGAAAAAATGGGAAGAGTTGTTGATGGTTTATCTAGGTTAGAAGAGATAGTTAAAAAAGAAGAGCAGACTAATAATCCTAATAGAGGTGGAGTAGAAGTTAATAAATACAGTATGTAATATGAATTTAGAAGAAGAAATAGAAGAGTTTAATACAGCCATGGATAATGCTTATAATTTTATTACAGGCAAAGTAACACTAGACACTTTAGTAGCAGATTTAAGTATAGGAGGTGTGCATACTTACGTGCTACCATTTGATCCGGAAAAAGAAACAGGGACAGATCCTGAAACATTGGATTTAGTTATAGAGCACTTTGAATCTTTAGAAGAGTATGAAAAATGCCAAGTTTTACTAAAAATAAAAAAAAAATATAATGGCTAAATATCAATGTACAGAATGCGATAAAACAATAGATGTTTCAATGCAAACAATTGTCGTAAAAGACGGGAATGTAGTTTGTAAAGAGGCTGTGTGCTGCGATAAATACATGAAATCTGTAAAAGAAAAATTTGAAGGCTTTGGCACTATAATTAAAAAAGCAAATGGTACAGTAGGTGGCAGGTTCTAAGTTTAAAAATATTAATCGGATCCGTCCTGCGGCAGTTCACTTTGAAACATATGCCTATTATACAAATGCTTTGCCAGGCACTCGAGAGTATTATGATTACTGGGATACTGAAAAAACTAGGTGCTTGTATGGCTATACTGCTGATGAGGGCACCGAAGATGCCCTTTACATCACAGGTTTTCATTACTTCTATTTAAACTATTGCCCAATTGATCGAGCAGTAGACGAAGTTATGCCAGATGGCTCTGTTCAATCTAAACGTGAAAGAACATTCCCTTCATTCTATGATGGAGATCACGATTACTTCACGCAAATAGATAAAGCACGAGCTACAAACCGTCACATGGTAGTACTTAAAGCTCGTCGTAAAGGGTACTCGTATAAAGCAGGCTCTATGCTTGCTAGAAATTACTTCTTTGTTAAGAACTCAAAGAACTTTGTATTTGCAGGCCAAAAAGAATACCTTATTGGAGATGGACTCTTATCTAAAGCGTGGGAATTCTTATCGTTTATCGATGACAATACTGCATGGGCTCAACCTCGTTTAAGAGATAGAGAAATGAGTAAGATGTCTGGGTACAAGAAAAAAATTAATGGTATTGAGATTGAGATGGGCATGAAGTCCCAGATTATGGGTGTATCTTTAAAAGATAACCCAGATAAAGTGAGGGGAAAGGCGGGAGAACTTGTATTCTTTGAAGAAGCAGGATCTTTCCCTGGCCTCCTTAAAGCTTGGGAGGTAACTATGCCTACTATGCGTCAAGGTGCTAAAACTTTAGGGCTTATGATTGCATTTGGTACAGGCGGTACAGAAGGCGCAGACTTTGAAGCTATGGAAGAGATTTTTTATAACCCAGCTGCGTATGACTGTATGGATTACGAAAATATTTGGGATGAAGGGTCTATGGGAACTAAGTGTGGATACTTTGTACCTATATATAAAAACTTAGACGGTTTTATAGATGTAGATGGGAACTCTTTGCGAGACAAAGCAGTTGAGCACGAAACAACTATGCGTAATAAAAAGAAAGGAGCAGCAGATGCTAAATCTTTAGATCAGTACATTGCTGAGCACCCTTTTGCGCCACAAGAAGCTACTCTACAAGTTACAGCTAACTTATTTGACGTAGCAACTTTACAAGAGCAGTATAACTATGTAAAATCTAGAGGGTTACAAACTTTAGGCACAATAGGAAATTTATATCACGACAAAAAAGGATTTGTAAAATTTAAAATGGACGGAGACTTAAAACAAATTACACGCTACCCGCATAGACGAGAAGATGATAATACAGGCGGTGTTGTAATATATGAGTCCCCTTACAAGAATGAAAAGCAACAAGTTCCTGCAAATCTGTACGTTATTTGCCATGATCCATATGGACAAAACCAGTCAGCAGATAGTACTTCATTAGGTGCGGCTTATGTAATTAAACGGCCTAATAATGTGTCTAGCCCTGACGATATGATTGTTGCTAGTTATGTTGGGCGTCCTAATACAACAGACGACTACAATAGAAATTTATTTATGCTTGCAGATTACTATGGGTGTAAAATTGGTTTTGAAAATGATCGTGGAGAGATAATACCGTACGCTAAAAGGTACAGAAAGTTGCACAAACTCCAAGAAGAGTTTGAAATGTTAGACAAAAAAGAACTTAGAAGTAAAACGGTTAAACGTCAGTATGGTATGCACATGACTGAGCAAAGAAAACGTCAAGGAGAGTTGTATATTCGAGATTGGCTAATTACTCCTAGATCTACAGATGTAGACGGTAAAAAAACTTTAAATTTACATAAAATATATGATCTTGCGTTTTTGCAAGAGCTAATTAAGTTCAACCATAAAGGTAACTTTGATAGAGTTATGGCTTTTATGATTGGCATGTATCATACGCGAGAGCTTTATAACACAGAGGTTAAAGACATATTGGAAGATAGATCTTCTGATTCTTGGTTTGATTCTAACTATCATTAATGGCATATTTATAAATATAAAAAGAAATTTTATATATTTTTAAATAGCGCCTTAAAATTTCTTAAATTTGTTCGATTATGAGCTACGATAATTTACCAAGACAAAAACTTCCTATTAAGCAAAAAAATAAGAAGTGGAGAGAAGAGTGTGTTGACGGATATATAAATCTTTCTGCAAATACTTCTTCTTTTTCAAAAAGACGTGACGAGTTGCGTAAATTTTACGACATGTATAATGGGTATATTGATGAAAGTGATTACAATCAATTGCTAAAGCCTTACGGTAAGACAAGAAAAAACTTTCCGTCTACACTTCGTAATTTCCCTATAATAAAGCCTATAATAGATTTACTTTTAGGGGAGAAAGCTAAAAGACCTCTAAACTTTAGTGTAAGCGTTCTTAATGCTAACGCAGTTACACGAAAAGAAGAAGCTAAGAATGAGGCTATCTATAGAAATCTTCAGCAGCACTTTGCTAACAAGGCCGGTGAAGCTGGAATAGATACTGGAATGGATCCAGCTGAAGTAGAACTTCCTGAGCAAATAGAAGAGCTTTTTAACAATACATACGTAGACAATAGAGCTATTATGGGGCAGAACGCCTTAAATTATATAATGGCTCGAGAAGAAGTAAAAGATAAATTAGATAAAGCTTGGTTTCATTACTTAGTATCTGGGGAAGTGTATACTCACAGAGGTGTACGCGCAGGTGATCCTTTTTATGACGTTTTAAATCCTATAGACGTAGATTACGATCTAGATCCAGATTTAGAGTTTGTAGAAGATGGGGACTGGGCTTTAGTGCGTAAGTTTGTGCATGCATCAACTATTATTGATCATTACCATGAGTTTTTATCAGATGAAGAGATAGTTAGCTTAGAAGAGCCGCACGGTATGGGTAACTCTCATATACCTTGGCTATCTGTGGGAGCCACTGGGCCTAACGCTAATCAATTTAACAATAGACTAATTGAAGTTATCAATGTGTATTGGAAATCTAGAAAACGTATAGGATTTTTAACTTTTGTTGATCCCGATACCGGAGAAGAAGAAGAGATAGAGGTAGAAGACGGTTTTAGAATGCCTGTGGAACTTAAAGAACAAGGAGGTAAGATAGAGTGGTTATGGGTAAATGAAGTCTGGAAAGGAACTAAAATTGACGGAAGAATATTCGTAGACATTAATCCTATTTCTAATCAAAGGCAATCATTAGATAATCCGTCTATATGTAAGTTACCAATTAATGGTAGACGCTACTCAGACACAAATTCTGATAACATATCTTTAGTTAAATTAGGAATACCCTATCAATTAACTTATAACGTATATAAATATCGACTTGAACTCGCTATCGCTCGTTCAAAAGATATTATTGCTCAATTTGATATTAACATGATTCCAAAAAAATGGGACATGGATAAATTTATGTATTATGTTGAAGGTACTGGTATTGCGTGGGTTGATTACAATAAAGAAGGGGTACAATTATCTCCTCAACATCAATCAGTCCTTGATATGTCTATTAAAACTATTGAGCAATACATAGCTTTATTAGAAACTATAATGCAAGATTGGGAAAAGTTGTCTGGGGTAAATAGACAAAGACAAGGCCAAGTAGGAAGCTACGAAGGAAAGTCAACATCTCAGCAAGCTATTATACAATCTTCCCATATTACTGAAGATCTATTCCGTAAATTTAGCAGAATGGAACAAAGAGACTTGCAGGCGTTACTAGATTATTCTAAAGAAGCTTGGCTTAAAGGTAAAAAAGCATCTTTTATTATGCCTGACGGCACTACAGAATTTCTTGATTTAGAAACTATGAATCACATGGAGTCTGAATATGGAATATGGGTAACTGATTCTGGAGAAGAAACAGAAAAATTAGATATAGCTAAACAGATGAGTCAAGCTATGATTCAAAATGGTTTACCAGCGTCAGCTGTACTTGAGATGCTAGATAGTAAGAACTTTACTCAAATTAAGTCTAAACTAAAAGCAGCTGAAGCGCAGCAAGAAGAGTTAGCGCAACAGCAACAAAAAGCAGAACAAGAGCAGGCGCAAATGCAAATGCAAATGGAGGAAGCTAAGCTAGAGAATGAAAATATGAATAAGCAAAAAGATCGAGACACTCAGATTGAAGTTGCAGAAATTCATGCAGGATTAACTTCTGGTAAAAACGAAAATGACGCTTTAGCTAAAGATAGAGATCTTGATATAAAAGAAAAAGAACTTGGGATTAAAGAGCAGGATGCTTCTGAAAAAAACAGAGCAAACAAAGCAAAAGAAAGTAATGACCAAGTTAAAATATCGGAAGACTCCAAGAATGAAGATAAAAAGCTTAAAGCAGCTAAGAAAAAAGAAGCTAAGAAAGAATAATGGATACATCAAGTAAATTAGATTTAATACGCCAATCTATGGCGGGAGAATTAGGTAAGCCTGTATATGAAGCTATTCAAGAGATAAGTGCTCAGGAACAATCTCCTGAAACAGCGGCACCCTCTGAACAATCTTCGGTAGCTTCTCCTGCACCTTCCGCGCCTCCAGCATCTCCTTCTTTTTCTACAACTATATACGACAACAAAGGTGAGATGGTAACACCCTCCACTTCTGGTGTAGGATTAAATCAAACTATAGGATCTAAATCTGGTAGTATGATTCAACCTGGTGAATATAGAGATGGTGGTTTAAAGTACGAGGAAGGAGGGCCTAAGAAAAAACTAAAGAAAGGTACTAACATTAAACAGCTTCAAAACTTTTTAATTAAAAAAGGGTATGACTTAGGAGCGGGAGAAGGTAAAGCTATTACAAAAGGGATAGGATCTTTTGGACCTCAAACTAAAGCTGCTTTAGCTGCTTATAATAAAACACAAAGTTTTGACACGTTAAGAGCGCAAATGCCATCTCCTACGGATATAATCCCAACTAATGTTAAAGAATTCTTGAAAAGTACAGTACTTCCCAGCTGGGCGTATAATATGCTTGGTGATTTAGATGAAGAAAATTTAACTTTAAGACAAAGGGCTAAATTAACACAAACAGTAGACGAAGCTTTAAAAGAAAATAAATCTCAATTAGGTTATAAAGATAACTCAAATATGAAAGCATATGATGAGTTTGGATATTCTGATATGGGAAACACATCTGAGTTTTTTGATGTTGCAAAAAAATCACTTACAAGTCCTGCGTATAATTTAAAAACTACAATTGGACGTGCAAATATTATAGAAACTCCAGAGTATTATGATGACGAAGGTAATGTAGTAGCATCACAAAGATTTGTTAGTGACGAATATGATTTTAACGATAGCCAAGAAGCTGCAGATAGAACATTTACAGAAAAATGGACAGATATTCTTGGGGCTAAAAGCTTTCAAGCAGGAATGAGAGCTGTGGGTAGAAATTATGGTAATACTAAACCTAAAAATACTATGATTAGAGTCCAGGAAAAAGGTGGGCTTAGAAAGAAAAAGAAGTAGTAAAGTGCTATATAATAATAACACCTAAGAAAACTAACTAATATGTAAAAGTATTAAGTATATTATTTATTTTTGTTAACAGAAAAACCAACCAATATGAATGAAGATCACGATGAAATTGCATTAGACGACATCACTATAGACGATGTTGTTTCTGCAGAAACAGTAGATTCAATTACAGATGGAATTGATTTACCCGATGACGAGCCTCAAGAAGAAGAGGTAATAGAAGAAGAACCTCAAGAAGAAGAAGAGGTCAACGAAGATCAAGACGAGGTAGAAGACAGGCCTGAAGAAGATCAAGAAGAAGAAGAAGAAGAAGACGAGGATCCAGAACAAGATGGGGAACCAACTGTAGTGTCTGAGATTTTAGAAAAATTAGGGTATGAACCGTCTGATGAATACGACGACACTCCTGAAGGACTTCTTCAAATGACTAAAGATATATCATCGCAAATGGCAGATGATAGAATTGATGAAGTTTTAAATAACTTTCCATTAGTAAAACAGCATTTAGAGTATGTTTTACAAGGAGGAGAATCAAATAAGTTTATGGCTGCCCACGATCCGCGAGCGGATTACGGAGAGTTTGAACTAAATGAAAATGACACAGCTTCTCAAAAAGTTATTTTAAGTAACTATTTAGAGCTTAAAGGTCATGATAAA